CAGCGTGCAAACCACCTTGGCCGTAGTCATAACGTACTCCATTTATAACTACGTTCAACCCTTCGGCTTCACGCCAGCAACCATAATACGATACTTTCTGTTTGCGTTGTTTCTTTAATTTACCTACAGGTTCTCCAAATTTATTTACGGGTTGATACATAATATGATTTCCATCTTCATCAAATACCCATTCTGTAGCTTTTAATTCTTCCTCCTTAATCCAACCTAGAGGGTGTTCGTTTAGAAAGTCATCAATGTCATGTTGCTCCGGTTTTTGTTTGAATTTCTTTTGCTTGGTCACCATTTCGCAATACTTAGCAAGTTCCCCAAGTTCAGATTCATCAATATCAGAGAATACACCTTTAGTCTCACTGATGACTCGATTCTGAAACCAAGTGAGTAGAGCTTGAAATTCAGGACGGTTGAACTTTACATAAGGTATGATACAGTCTTTAATTTTAATTTTATTACGCTTCGTCTGATTGATCTTACGACCTCGCTCTGTTTGAATATAACAACTCCCTGGTTTTTCTTTTTCAAGACTGGTAATAAATAGTTGCTTACCAATCTTACCGTCATTGTAATTTGTGCAATCAAATCCGAATACTCCAGAAAGTTCTTCGCGGAGTTTCAATGCGTCGTATGAATGACAGTAAAACTTCAGAGTTTCCATAACATCGTGCTTATTGTATTTAATCAGAATATCTTTCTGATTATCATCAAGTACAGTACCAACAGGAAACGGAAGGTCTTCGATGTTTTTACTGCGCATATTAAATTCAAGCATTTTGAGTGATGTAGAACGTGCGCGGTTGTTAAAATGGTGAATCAAAAATAGATCCACTTGTGGAATGATTACATCAGACTCCTTGATAGATTTACCAAAACGATCATCTTTCATGGTATTGATTAAATCCATACCAACTTTATATAATTCTTTAGCTGTATATGTTACAGATTTTTCTTCTTTAAATGCTTTGCGGGCTTTTTCCAGCATATAATGCAAAAGAGGATAATCGAAGTTTACATTATTAAACGCAACAAGACGATAACCTCCAGCTTTTACTTTCCTTAAAAATTCGAGTATTTGTTCACTTTCATTTTTTCTGTCGCTAATTTCAAATACACGAAGACCTTTTCCGTTTGCATACACAAAGCAAGCAGTAAAGATATTAGGGTAGCATTCCAAATCATAGATGAAATCTGTTTTAAACCATGTCATAACCGCTCCATATTAGCAATGAAATAAGCCGGGATTTTACCCGGCTTTGGATCAGAAGTCAACTACTTGTTTAGTTTGTTCTTTCATACTTTCCACCTCTTCTGCTGTCTCTGGTTGATCTAGATAAGGATTAGCTGTAGCAAATAAATGAGTTGTACTGTGGTCATAACGCAACCATCCTGCTTCTCCTGTATTACCCGTGCGTCTGCATTTTACAAGTTGAATTCTAGTAGCTGACTTTTTAATAGGATCTTCATTAAGTTTATCTCTAGAAATTAGAATCGTATTAAATGCAATTTGATTAATCGACGATGAACCTAACAACTGATACTCCGTAACAGAGTGAGGGTTATCTTCAGAAGGCTTTTTCATGTGGCTAATTGCACATACACAAGTATCTGTCTCTTTAGCAAACTTTAGAAGGGTATCCATGAATTGAATAATTGCGCCATTGTCACTACTATTGACACCCGCTTGGATAGGATCAATGATAATAACATCACAACCTTCTGCTTTAGCTAGATAGTTTAATTTATCAAAGATTTCATCAGTGCTGATACTACCCTGGTGATCTACATAGACAAATTGATTCTTTTTAGCTAAACCTTCAAAGAATTGTTGCTTTAGTTCTTTAATGTTAATAGTAGAACGATCTACAGTACGAAGATTAATACCTGCATCTAATGAAAGCAAATCACGGACTACTTCTCGTTTAGTACCTTCAAGATACATTGCTCCAACTTTGAACGTTGTGTTTTCGATCAAGTTATATACAATGTTATTTACAACACTGGATTTACCAATTGACGTCAATGCGCCTATTACCGTGATTTCACCTTTCTCCATACCACCATTCATCATTTCATTTAGATGACTCCATGCAGAAGGAAAAGGAATCTTTACATTGTTATCTTCAGCTTCAAAATCATCCCACAGTTGCTCTAGATGAAGCACATCTACTCGACTGAAAGGTACAGCCTTCCAGAAGATTTGCTTTAGTTCTGATACTTTACCTGCTTTCAGTAGATCGCAAGCATCTTTATATCCTTGTGGAAACTTTGCAATAAACACTTTACCCGGAGATAGTAACCGTGCAGCTTCTTCAAGATAGCGCTGACCGGATTCGTCTCCATCAAATGCAAGCACAACCTTAGAAAAAGACGAAATGTATTCAAAATTAGCTTTGAACTGCTTAATAATACTACCATCGCCACAAATAACGGAAACACATGGAGTCCAATATTCCGTACCATCCTCTTTACCAGTGTGAAGAACTTCAGCAAAAGCCATAGCATCCTCTTCACCTGTGGTAATAACTAGATACTTTTGACCAGCTTCAAATACAGATTGACCAAACAATTCATTTGTAGCTTTACATGAACCGATAGCCGTAAATTCCTTATTAGATGTACGCTTTTTGTACCCGACAATCTTTCTATCACAAGTAGAAGGGTAATAGCGGTCGATAACTTCTAACGATTCATCTAGCAATGTATGGACTCCATATTTAGCCGAAGTTTGACGACCGATACCTCGACTCTTCCATCCTCGTTTCGGCAATGCTTGAATATCAGAAAAATCCAACTTTATTTCCTTTCGTTTAGATTTTGTTTCTACTTCTTTTACACCATGTTCTTGAACTTTTTCATGAGAAAAATACTTATGACAACTCCAACAGAATGCATCAAAAGTTTCTTCCCCTTCTTCGGATACTTTTTTATATACTGCCATAGCATCGCTACTCGGACAAGAAATACATTCAGTATGGTATAGAAGTTCCCCGTTTTCGATACTTTTATTCAATATACTCACCAATAACCCTCATTGATCATAATTTCTCCTCAGTTGTATTGTAAAATTCTTCCATAAATTCATCGTATAGGTTTTTACAATCAATAAAATATGCATACTTCTCATGTTCTACTGAAATTACAACATAGTCATCGGACTTCCAAGAATAATAATCTAATTCTTCTGCAAAACACCAAGTATAATCTGGCCAAATAACCAGATCTTCGTTATCAGTAGGATATTTATTCATTTTTAAGTAACCAAGTATTAGAAATTACCTTAAAAGAAGTTACGTCACGATTATCATAACACACATCTTCAGTCTTGAACACCCACCCTTCAATATTACTTCCATTGATCTCGGATTTTTCTCCTTCAACCATCTTTAGAAGATCTTGAATAGTTTCAACTTGAATAACTTGATTCCTTGAAATAATAGGAACATGCTTCAGTCTAAGCACTTCAACAACATTGTACCGTTCTTTAGGAGTCAGATACCTACTATCATTTACAGAATGTACATCAAATACATAGAAGTCAACCCCCTTAATTCCATACTGATTACCATTAATACCTTCACCAATAAGTTCCCCTTGGATAGCATAACCTTCCAATCCCTGGTCTCTCACCTTCTGCTCAACATTATACATCACTGCAGCTTTCCAGTAAGCGTTATTCTCTTCAAACTGAAGATCTAGATTACGAGAGCATACATGAAAATTATCTTGCATATCAAGATAAAATGTGCAGCTTGAACCATGAAGTTTTTCAGTGATTTCCCATGTCTTAGTTTTAATTTTAGCAAAATGCTTAGAAAGATTCTGAATCCGTTCTTGATCTGTCTTAGGGATTTCAGTAGGGAAGTTACCCTTGATTTTACCACGAAGACAAGCAGGAATAGATGGTTCCCACTTTACAACATTCAGAGCTTCTGTTACGTCCATTCCTTCAAACAATTGCTCATTCAAACCAATATTAAAAGTAACCCAATAATTAATTCTAAATAGAATATCAGCATTAAGTGGTAGAATCATCCCCTGGCTGAGTTCTTTACGCAGTTTAATACTGCGAAGTCGTTCCCCACTAATACCTTCATAAATCTTAGGTTCATTACCTTTAGACAGGAATGGTGCAAGCTCGTGAGGAATCCATGAATCAATCTCAAAATAAACCACAAGTTGATCTTTAGTGAATTCACCCTTCTTAACAACAACCTGCCAATCATTAATCATAGCAAGTTCAAGAGAATCAGCATTAGTATGCGGAAGGATTTCACGAACTTTTTGAATGCTAGCCATTTTACGCATATTTAATCTTCCTTATTTAGTTAATAACTAGTTTAACTTCATTAATAGGATCTGAGAATGACATACCTCCTGAAATTGATAGCATCTCTTCTTTGTTAATATCATCTAGATTCATAACAATTATAGGTGAAGCAAATCTATTTCCGTCAACAATTGAAATTAACTGAACGCTAGAACTACCTACTTGCGCCAGGATAGCGTATCCTACCTTAGTATTAATAATATCACCAACACTATAAGTAACGTCAGATTTATTGACGGTATTATCTTCAATAGTAATTTTAGTCATTATACATCCTCCCAAATAATGATTTTATCTCCAGTTTCATGATCAATATAAGAAGCGATCTTACCGTATTCTACACCTTTGAATTCAAACATACCCAGCACTGGTACCCTTGCTGCTCTTAGCTTGGATACAATATACATGCTTTCCATTCCTGGGTCAAGTTTAGATAATTCATAACTGGTTATAACTATTTTGACAATGGAGTTCATTTAAATGAACCTCCGTAGTTATCCGTCTGTTTTATGCAAGTATTACATATAAGGCAATATTCGGTACGAACTGAGTATCCTTGTTCATGACCTACAGGTTCATAATAAACTTCATGGAAGTATGTTCCTACGTTATGGGAGCACATTTCATATAGTTTATAGAGTTTGTCTTGCTCAATTTTTAACTTATCTTTAATCTTTTTAACTTTGTCTTGTTGTAAGATTACTTTATCATTAAATTCTAATTTAGGTTTCATTCTCTTTCTCACTGTGTTAAATATATGATATTAGATGGATCATGAATAAGTTCTAGCTGATTTTCTGCATCTGCTAATTGACTACTTAGAATTTTAATTTGTCTTTCTTTTCTCTTGATAAAGCCATTGATTGCCTCTTCTTTTGTAGGATATGCAAACTTTTTAACGCTAGAATTTAAAATAAAGTGTTTTCTTGTTCCTGAGCAACTATCTTTTAGTTTAACCCAAACACCTCTCAAGGTTTCTTTAACTACTACATACTTAAAACATACTAGTTGATAAGCAGGGTAGTAACCATCAGGATCTGGTTCAATTCTATAATATTCTTTACTCATTCTCTATTTTCCAATCTTCATAAGATCCCCAAATACGAGAAAATGTAGGGAATCGCGGTTTATCTTTAATTCCATGTGGGAACATTTTAAACACAATTACATTACCTACAAGAATATCTTGATTTGCAAAAATATGCAAACGTTCAGGTAGTGATAGTTCTCCTGGGCCTACAGTAATTTCTTCACCTTTTTCAATAATAGTCTTACCTGTAGAAGGAGACTTAATATCCTTTAGAAGGATACCATTAATATTACCAACTTGTCCATTTGGTTGCATATTTTCTTGATGAGTACTACGTTCTGTATGTCCCAACTTGTTAATCTTAGCTTCATTCTGATTAGAATTTCCTTCTTCGATAGAAGTAACTAAGCATTCTTCTTCAATAAAACGCTTGACACGCCAAGATTGCATATTCTTATCTGAACGCCCCTCTTTGTATTTTGCTTTAGGATTCTTTAGCATTGAACCTTCATAACCAAGTTCAATAGCTGCTGCATCAAGTTCTTCAAACTCCTCTAAGGAATAAATTACTGAAGTAGGGACAACCTTAACAGAAGAATCATTAAGAGATTCTACAAGGTTCTCAAGGATGGTTAAACGTTCTTCGTATGGAAGATTAATAGTATATTCTGTTACGTAGTCAAATACATACCATGTAATAATAGGTTCTCCATGCTCTCGACGGAGAGCACCAGAAGTCTCCCTACATAAGTCTGGATGCATCGGTCCAAGTTCCGTTAGATACATTTCACCATCAAGACCTTTATACCTCTCTTGACTATACTTAGCTGTAATATATTTATTATTATGAGACTTTAGAGTACGTGCTACAAGCGTACCATCTAGATTTAGAGCACGTACACCATCTACCTTGACTTGGTAGTAGCAAGGGAATGTTATCTTAGAAGGAATCCAATCCCTTGCTTTCATTGGTTTAATTTTCATTTATTTCTCCTTAATTAATATAATACTCATCACACTGAGTGCACGTCGTCTAGACTTGTAAGCAAACCATCAAAGTCTTCCTCTGCACCTAGAGTATCTGCTAGTAGCATTACAGTGTCAAGAGGAACATCACATTCTTCTGCTAGGGATTCCAAGTATTCTATCCTGGAATCATAACCATGTTCTTGATAAGTGTTCATTAGTGTTTTCTCCTTCAGTTAAGTTCAAATTTAAAGTAATCCCGCGTACTGCAGTGACACAGGAACAGATTGTCCTTCATCACGATACTGCTTATATATTTCATACTTCTCTAAGCACTCTTCCTCAGATACTGCATTCGTTGTGTCTCCAAGAAGAAATCTTACCCAAGTCACAATCTCTTGTCTAGTCATTTAAAACTCCAAAAAGTTGATAGAACTAAATACTAACTCAGAGGTAACTATAAGTCAACAACTTTAAACAACGTCAGTTTGTGCTCTGTGGATGTATTTGTTACTTGATTGTAGCCTGTTTGAGAAGAGTTACGTTGTAGTTGGATGGTTGGCACCTTCAAGCACTGAAAGTCGATTTTAGAGCGTTCTGAGAGGTTCTAACTTACCTTCGAGGTTATCTGTAGCAACTAATTGACTTCTAGAGGTTTGTACCTTAGTATTAGCGAACACGCGTTACCTTTTAAAGGTGTATGCTCCACCACACAGGCAAATACACTTTTTACACTAACTATATAGTAGTGCGGAAGGTGTATGCTTCATAAGGAGAATTTTAATGAAACCTAAAGTTAACTTAGAGTTAGCTATAAAACTAAGGGAGGATGGATTGACTTATAATCAAATAAGTGAGCAACTTGATTGTTCTATTGATTGGTGCAAGAGAAATCTTTCTAGTATTATTAAAAATAAACTAAAAGATAAAAATGTTAAAGAACTAACAGTTAAATCTCAACAAGCTGAAGGTTTAACTAAAGCGGAAATCCGTTCGGTTGTACTTGAGGTTGATAGACCGAATAGTAATATGACTAAACTTCAGTTTAACGAAGAAGTAAGAACTAAAGTTAATAATATAGCAGCTAAGATTAACAAGAAAGAAGGAACTATTATCAGACCTACTTGGATGAACCATAATAATGCAGAATCTTGTTACTATAAGTTAGCTGAACTTACTGAATTACTTGATCTTCAATTAGAAGAACTTGTCAATAACTATTTTATGGAAACTGGAAGTGAAGTTACTGAATGGTCCAAAAAAAGTTTTCTTTGTGCCATGCTACAGATTTCTAAAGCAAGTCAGATTATGAATGTCAACCCTAATGTTTTGTTGACAAGCTATGAAGAAACCGCTATAAAGTTGGTTGAGCGTAACGGCGACTCTGGTTATATTAGAATTGTTCCAGACTCTTGTGTTATTGAAGATAATGAAATTACTTACTAGGAGTAAAGATGAACAAAGAATATATAAATTCAAATGACTTTCTAAAATCATACGAATGGAGAAAACTACGTCAAGAAGTTCTCCTTAAATATGAGACTAGATGTATGTGCTGTGGAGCAGAACCAAACGGTGAAGTATATCTTTGCGTAGATCATATTAAGCCAAGAAAGACACACCCCTGAACTTGCGCTAGATATTAGTAATCTGCAAATTCTGTGTAATGTGTGCAATCATGGTAAAGGTAATTGGCATTGTAAGGACTGGAAACCTGGAGAAACTTTTATTGTAACTAAGCAGTGGTTGCACAAGAACAAGACTCCGGCAGGAGGCTATACACGCACACAAATTGAAGCACTAGGTAACAAGTGGCCTCCTAAATCTGGTTGGGCTAAACGTGCTATTGGTTCTCATATCACTGAAGAGCAGCGTAAGGTGTTTGAAGACGGTGCTTTTATCAAGTCTAAGCAAAAGAAGCAAGAAATTGTTAATTTAACTAGGGTTGTATTTCTTGAGAAAGAGTTAGAGATTCTTAAGTTAGAAGAAGAGATAAAGCGCCTAAAGAAGACACTGCTTGCCATATAATTTTAATTGCAGTATGATTCGCACATTACATGATTTCAAGATAATTATTTATGCTTAAATCAAAGAATAAACTAAAGAAGAAATTTCATATTACTTGCACAGCTTATGATAAATCTGGTAGAGTAATTGCAATTGAAAATAATTCATACACAGACAGTTGTAGGCTTATGCGATTCTTTGCTAAAGCTGTAGGTGATAGAACTAAGAATGACCAAAAGAAAGTTTATAATCATGCAGAAATAAAATGTATTGACAGAGCAATTAAACTTGGTAAGATTGTTCATATGCTTAAAGTAGAGCGGATTGAGAATGGTCTATACCAAAATGCTAAACCATGTTATATTTGTATGCATGCAATAAAGCACTTCAAAATTGCTAAAGTTATATATAGCACAACTGAAGGTTTTAAAACACTTTAAAGTAAAGGTATGTAAATGCTTATTATTGGATCTTTTGCTATTATTGAGAATCTTCCTAATGAACGTATCCCTAAAGATATTGATCTTATTTGTAGTCGAGAAGAATTTTTAGATATTGTTAAATATACTAGGTTGAATCTTGAAGTTGAAAAACTTCAGATTAAAGATTCTGGTGCAATGCTTAAAGCAAAAAATTATATCCCACTTGAAGTAACATTCCTGGGTGAAGGACAATTTGCTGAAAGCAATAAACTACTAATCTCTTTGTGTAAAGAGACTAAATCTAAGGTTATTCCATACAGTTGTAATATGATTTCTTGTATTAGCTACGATATCTATGCTCTTATGAAGGAAACCCATAAATATAGGAAGAATAGTCCTCATTTCTTGAAAACAATGAATGATCTGCTGTTATATCATACTCAATTTAATATTGAATATTTTAAATATAAATATGAAACATTTTATGATCTTAGGTGCAAAGAGACTTACAATTATTCTCACCCTAATCTAAATCAAAATAAAGATACATTCTTTACTGATTCTGTAGGTTATATTTATGATCATGACTGTATCCATGAAGCTGTTAAACATCTTGACAAGCCTGCATATAAATACTACATTGAGGACTCTTGTGAAGTTAAGTGCAGTA